GCACCGCCCAGGCTCTTGTACCCGTCAACATCGTTGGAGTCACCGTACTGGTCGCTCTTGCGGATCTTTAGCTTAATCTGCAACTGCTTGCCAATTAACAGGTCCGTATCGTCAAGCGTGGCGATGCCTGCCGCTGCCATCAACTCACCCAGCTGCTGCCTGCCAATCTTCTCGGCCTCGGCGTTTGGATTGAAGATGTTTAGGTTGCCAAACACGACACGACCTTGGTGCGTGGGTGCAATGATGTCGTAGCGCACGGCGATGTATTGCCCTGTCTGCGCTTTGGTGGACTTCAACTCGGCGGCAGTGATGCCAACTGTGTACCAGCCTGCAGGGATCGGCTCGAAACTGCGCTCTGACTTGGGCAACGTGTCAGCGCTAAAACTCTCAGGTAACTTTGCCATGATTTATTCCTTTACTGTGATTTTGAAGGTTGGGCGGCCACTGGTGCTTGTAATCGCATCGAGTAGCGGTGTAGTAATACTTGGATCGGCTTTATTCCAAGCCGCTGCAGCAATCTCCGGCTTCCACCGAAAAAGTGTTTGCAGATGGTTGGTCAGGCCATGTTCGGCGGCGAGGTCTTGCAGTTTGTCGCTGTCGACTTTCTTGGTAATGCGACCCTCGATCTTGATCTCGATATTGTCAAAGGTAAAAGTTTTAGTGCCATCCAAATTTTCAGGAATAGCAAACTCTTTGACCATTAAATCTTCAAAACCTCGGCGGTCAGCAACTGCAACCCGTTCGCGTTCTTTGGCCTCAAGCCATTGTGCGTAAATGCTCATTTTGACACCTCAATCGCCAACAGGCTTTGTAATTGATCTTCAAGTTTTTGCACTTTAATTTGTGCCTCGGCTTTGACGCCTTGCAACTCCGCGCGCAACGCAATCACTTTGTTGTCAATCATTTCGTTGCGATCAATCAATTCAAATTCAATCGTAGCCGTACCAACTTTTGTATACCCGTGGGTTGACATATCTAAGTTAGATAACAACGTAGCTGAAACAAGGTGGGTTCCCGAAGCGTTTAAGATTTGTTCGGGCGACATACTGCTATCGCTATTTAGCCAAGCAATCGTTTTAGTTTTCATTTCTCACCTCCAATTTTAGTAATCAACTCACCCAAGTCTGCACCCTCCCACACATCAAGCACGCCACTACGATCCTTAGCGAGCCAAAGCCCGTCAGAATCACACATCAGCGCCCGTTGAATCTGGCCATCGGCATCTTTTTCGACACGCAGAGCAAGCACTTCGTCGAAGAAATACGGCAGCGATTGACCCGTTTTGTTGCCTGGCATCGATGGGCTATACAGCACTCTGCCCATCTCGTCTGTAGTCTTTTCGAGCTTGGCAGTCATCAAGACATGGCGGTTCGGCAAGTCCCGAAACGCCCTGATAATGTCGCTCATTTGTTCCTGCATCGCCCCATATGCCTGCCTTGGGTCTTTGGTAGCTTTCTTTTCAGCGTTTAAGCAAACCTCGGCGATCTCGCTGATGCTATCCAGTGCGACAGACTTGTACTCAGCGCCACCACCCTCGGTCAGCCATTCGTAAGCCTCCCAAAGATCGGCCATTGTGCTGATCGTGATGTACGGCACATCAGCGCCTGCGATGCTTAACAGGCCACCCTCGGCGCTCAGTACAACTGGATGGGGCAGCGTTGGGATCAGACTAGTTTTGCCTGCTCCAGCCTGTCCGTAGACAAGCAATTTCACGCCATTGCTGGCGAGTCCTGCAGTAGATTTCAGATTGATAGCCAATTTGGCTCTCCTGTGTTTATCGCTGTTTGGAGGATTCCGGTTAGCGAGTGATTCCATTATTTCACAATAAATGCTACGATGTCAACAGTAAATTGTGAAATAAACTGAAAGAGGTGTTTTATGCTTACGCTAGACGATATCCGAATCCGACTAAAAGACCGCCGTTTGCCTGTGGTGTCACAGGCTACAGGCATCCACGCCAACACTCTGCGCGAGGTGCGCGATAACCCTTTGGCCAATCCAACATACAAAGTGTTTAAATTGCTCAACGATTACCTTTCAGACTGGCGCACACATGGCTAATTTGCATCACATATTTGGCGGGTCATTCACCCCACCGCAAGCGCCATACATTGAACCAGTCGAGAGTCAGGTTCGCAATGCGATGGCCAGCGCGGGGCTAGAGCCTCCAACAGACTTGCACCTTGATGGCAAAATCCACAGATTCAGATCAGGCACAAAAGGCGGCGCAGCTGGGGACAAAACAGGTTGGTACATTATTTACCTTGACGGGATTGCAGCAGGCAAGTTTGGCTGCTGGCGCTCGGGAGTCGAAAGCAATTTTCGGGCAAACATTGGGCGCGAATTGACCGCAGCCGAGCAGATGGCGCACACTCGGCGCATGGCAGAAGCCCGAGCCTTGCGCGATGCTGAGTTAGTTAAAAAACACGAAATCGCTGCAGACACCGTAGAGACCATCTGGACAAACTGCACGGCAGCGCACCCAGATCACCCGTATTTAAAACGCAAGGGCATCGAGGTGCATGGCGCTCGGGTCACAGGCGATGGTCGCTTAGTCGTACCGCTGTTTGATTTTGAGGGCAGTCTCTCAAGTCTGCAGTACATCGATGCCGAGGGCGGCAAACTCTATCACCCAGGGGGCGCGACAGGCGGGATGTCTTGGCAGCTCGGCACAACAGACGAGCCAGGCACGATCTACATGGCTGAAGGATTCGCCACTGCTGCAACCATTCACCAAGTCACCAACAGACCCGTAGTTATTGCTTATTCAGCTAGTAACCTTGTGCCAGTCCTCGCGGCCTTGCGGGTCAGGCTCGGCGCACTCCAAGATATTGTGATTGTGGCTGACAACGACAAGTCAGGGGTCGGGCAGCGTTACGCAGAGCAGGCCTGCGCTAAACATGGCGCTCGACTGGTAATGCCACCCGAGCTGGGTGACGCAAACGATTATGTCCAAGTAGGCGGCGATCTAGCCCTGCTGCTTGAGCCAGTACAGACAGACTGGCTTATCCATGCTGATGACTTTTCAAGCCAGCCTGCGCCTATTAAATGGCTTGTACGCAACTGGATACAAGACCAAGCACTAATCATGGTTCACGGTCCGAGTGGGGGCGGCAAGACCTTTGTGGTACTCGACTGGATGCTACACATGGCGGCAGGACTGCCAACGTGGTCAGAGCAAAAGGTCACACCCGCTGAGATTGTCTACCTTGCAGGCGAGGGTCATATTGGTTTAAAAGGTCGGATCGCGGCGTGGAAACACCACCATCAGGCAGGCAAGTTAAATATGTGGCTATCAAAAGAGGGCTGCGATTTAAATACTCCAACCGGATATAACAAAGTTGTCGAGGCCATCCAATTCTTGCCAATCATACCAAAAGTCATCGTGGTCGATACCCTGCATAGGTTCTTGCATGGCGATGAGAACAGCGCACAGGACACCAAGACCATGCTCGATGCCTGCGCCAACCTAATGGCGAAATTCAGCGCCACCCTGATCTTGGTACACCACACTGGCGTATCCGATGAAACCCAGCATCGTGCCAGAGGGTCAAGCGCCTGGCGCGGGGCGCTCGACATTGAGATCAGTATTGTGCCTGCCAAAGACGGTCAGCCAATGCAAATTGTGCAGCGCAAAAGCAAAGATGCAGAACTTGCTGAACCTTTGGCAGCCGAGTTAATCAGCGTAGAAATCCCCAAATGGATTGATGAGGATGGTCAGCCCGTCACCAGTGCGGTGGTGCAAATGACCGATAAGGTGGTAGTTCAGAAGTCAAGCAAACTTGATGTACATCGTCAAAAATGGGAAAAGGCTTGGTTTGCAAGCGGCGCTGAATTGCTTGATGGCAAGCCATTTTTGACCAGATCGGCGTTGAGAGAGAAATTAAAAGTAGATGGACTGGCAGATCAATCCATTAAAAATATGCTCAATCCGGCCAACGATGACAAGATGATTGGGTTTTTGCAAAACGCTGGAGTCATTAAAGTCGATGGCGCGGGGTGGACGATGGAGGATAAAAAAGTGGCTGAAATTTTGATTTTTAGTAGAAATGAAACCAACAAATAAAGGTACCCAAAAGTACCTTGGGTGCTTTAAGGTACTTGGGTACTTTAGGGGGCAAAAAGCCCGAAAAAGGTACCCAAAAGTACCCCCCTACCTTTAGGTAGGGGTACTAGGGTACCTCGGGATGCGGCGGTTAAAACTTTGAGTATTATTAAATTTTATTTAGCGTTGGATATTTTTTGATTTACCCGTAAAATAACTACATCGAAAGCGTTCAGGCTCCCTTGGTTGGCAGATCGGAATAGACGGTCAACTTTTTGGGGTGGCTGTACAATTGTGATTGTCACCCTTTGGGGTAAGCATTTACACGCAAGATTGCAATTCACGCAGAATCAACCTTTCGCGAAGGTTACAAATGTCGATTAAAAAATACTCTCAAGAAAACAAAGACAAGATCAGTCTGATTGTCCTGAAGGCAATGAGTGACGAAGGCTTGAGCTGCTTTAAGGCTTGCCAAAAGGCAGGAGTGCCAAACAGCACGTTCATGCGATGGCTTGATCTAGACGCTGCGTTAGCGGAGAGATACACACGCGCTCGGCATGATCTGATCGAGCGAATCGCTGCCGATATGCTTGATATTACCGATCAAGACGTTGGCTTGACCATCGATGGCAAGAAGGACTGGATGGCAGTCCAGAAGCAGCGTCTCCAGGTCGATACCCGTAAATGGCTGCTTTCAAAGCTCGCACCTCAAAAGTATGGGGACAAGCTCGAGCTGAGTGGCGATCCAGAACGACCACTGTCAATTCAGAGAATTGAGCGTGTGATCGTCAAGAATGGGTAAGACCCTGCAGCTCAAGACTCCAGAGTGGGCTGTGCCGCTGCTTGACCCGTCACGATATAAGGCAGCATGGGGTGGCCGAGGCTCAGGCAAGTCTCACTTCTTTGCTGAGATGATGATCGAGACGCACATCATGGATCAGAAGCGTCGAAGCGTCTGCGTGCGTGAAATACAGAAGTCGCTGCAGCAATCGGTCAAACGCCTGCTTGAGACAAAGATTCAAGCAATGAACGCTGGCGCATATTTTGAGGTTCAGGATGCGGTCATCAAGTCCAAAAAGGGCGATGGCGCGATTATCTTCCAAGGGATGCAGAATCACACCTCTGACTCGATAAAATCGCTAGAAGGTTACGACTGTGCCTGGGTGGAGGAAGCCCAGAGCCTTAGCCAGACGAGTCTCGATCTGTTGCGCCCAACGATACGAAAGCCCGACTCTGAGCTGTGGTTTACATGGAATCCTCGGCAGCAATCCGATCCTGTGGACTTCCTGCTGCGTGGGCCAGAGCCACCAAAGAATGCCACGGTCATCAAAGTCAACTTTAGCGATAATCCTTGGTTTCCCGATGTACTTCGTGACGAGATGGAGTACGACCTTAGACGAGACCCAGACAAGTATCAGCACGTTTGGCAGGGTCAGTATTTAACAAACAGCAACGCCAGGGTGTTTCGCAACTGGAAGATTGATGATTTTGAAGCCTCACCAGAGGCTATCCACCGTCTGGGTGCTGACTGGGGATTTGCTATTGACCCGACAGTGTTGGTGCGATGCCACATTATTGGGCGCACGCTATACATTGATTACGAGGCGTACATGGTCGGGTGCGAGATCGTGAACACGCCAGACCTCTTCATGACGATTCCAGAGGCAGAGAAGTGGCCAATCGTGGCAGACTCAGCGCGGCCAGAGACCATCAGCCACATGAGAAAGAACGGGTTTCCTAAGATCATGGGCGCAGTCAAAGGGGCGAAGTCGGTCGAGGAAGGTATTGAGTTTCTCAAGAACTACGACATTGTGGTTCATCCCAGATGCAAGCACACGATTGACGAGCTGAGCCTGTACAGTTACCGCACCGATCCGCTGACTGGACGGGTGCTGCCGCTGCTGCAAGACAAGAAAAACCATGTGATTGACGCACTGCGTTATGCTTGTGAAGGTGTGAGGAGAACGAATATTTCTAAGGTTCAGAGCTTCACACCCTTGCCAGTTAGTAACAAATGGTGATTTAATACGCACAAAGAGGATAAACATGGCACGCATACCAACCGATCAACGTTTGGCAAACTTGCACGCTGAGGCTCTGCGCCAGTACAACGACATCCAGACTGCGCTGCGGGACGAGCGTCTGCAATGTTTGCAGGATCGACGGTTTTACTCTATTTGCGGCGCACAATGGGAAGGTCCACTGTACGATCAGTATGAAAACAAGCCTCGATTCGAGGTCAATAAGATCATGCTGTCGGTCATTCGTATCGTTAACGAGTACCGAAACAACCGAATCACAGTCGATTACATCGCCAAAGATGGCGCAGAAGATAGTCTGGCTGACACTTGCGACGGGCTTTATCGTGCTGACGAGCAGGACTCGGTGGCCAACGAAGCCTATGACAACGCTTTCGAGGAAGCAGTCGGTGGCGGCATTGGCGCATTCAGGCTCAGAACCGTATACGAAGATGACGAAGATGAGGACAATGATCGCCAGCGCATTATCTTTGAGCCAATCTTTGATGCTGACAGCTCGGTATTCTTTGACCTAAACTCCAAACGCCAAGACAAGTCGGACGCTTTGTTTTGCTTTGTGGTCAACAGTATGACCCGCGAGAGTTACAAAGAAACGTACAACGATGACCCAACAGACTGGCCAAAGATCATTCACCAGTACGAGTTTGATTGGGCAACGCCTGACGTTGTGTTTGTCGCTGAATACTTCAAGGTCGAGGAAGTCGCTGAGACCATCCGCATCTTTCAGAGCATTGACGGGACAGAAGAGAAGTACCGTCAGGATGATTTCAGGAACGACGAGACACTAGAAGAGACCCTTTTAGCCATTGGCAGCGTCGAGGTTCGCCAACGCAAGATTAAGCGCAAGCGTGTGCGTAAGTACATTATGTCTGGCGGCAAGGTCTTGGAGGACGCAGGATATATCGCTGGCAACTGCATCCCTGTTGTGCCTGTTTACGGCAAACGGTGGTTTGTGGACAACGTTGAGCGTTGCATGGGTCATGTGCGTCTGGCCAAGGATGCCCAGCGCCTGAAGAATATGCAGCTCTCGAAGTTGGGTGAGATCAGTGCATTGTCATCCGTTGAAAAGCCAATCCTGACTCCAGAGCAAGTTGCTGGCCACCAGATTATGTGGGCTGACGATAACCTGAAGAACTATCCTTACCTGTTGGTCAACCCAATCACAGGTGCTGATGGCAGCACTCAGGTGCAAGGGCCACTGGCGTACACTCGCAGCGCACAAATCCCACCAGCGATGGCGGCATTGCTGCAGATTACCGAAGCAGACATGAAGGAAATCTTGGGCGCATCGTCCCAAGGTGAGCAAATTGTCAGCAATATCTCAGGTAAAGCAGTGGAGATGATTCAAACCCGTCTGGATATGCAAACCTTTATCTACATGAGCAACTTTGCCAAAGGCATGAAGCGATCAGGCGAGATCTGGTTGAGCATGGCGCGAGACATTTATGTGGAAGAAGGTCGCAAGATGAAGGTTATCGGGCGCACTGAAGAGGTGAGCACCGTTGAGTTGATGCGACCAAAGGTGTCCGAGACTGGCGAAGTCATCATGGAAAACGATCTGAGTCGCGCCAAGTTTGATGTAAACGTTGATGTCGGACCATCCTCATCGAGTAAGCGTGCGGCAACTGTTCGGGCTTTGACAGGCATGATGGCGATTACCGACGATCCTCAAACCAAGCAAGTGCTGCAAGCAATGGCCATGATGAACATGGAAGGCGAAGGCATTGGCGATGTGCGAGACTTTTTCCGTAAGCAACTGTTGCGTCTGGGCGTTGTCAAGCCGACAGAGCAAGAGGCTGAGATGCTTGCCCAAGAGCAGCAAATGCAGGGTCAGCAGCAAGACCCGAATGCTATCTTCCTGCAGGCAGCGGCTGAAGAGGCAACAGCCAAGGCAGCACAGTCCAGAGCAAGCGTGATTAAGACCGTGGCAGACGCAGGGTTAGCGAAGGCAAAGACCGCCGAAACCCTTGCAAAGACCGGAATAGATCAACAGAATATGGTGATGACAGAGATTGAAGCAGCCCAACAAGCCGCACAAGGTGAGCAAATTCAGCCTGTTGTCAGATAAAATGCAAGAAAATGGTATCCATCCAGCCTTAAATGGGTGAGTTTAATGGGGTCAGTGTATGAATGAAAGGGCAGAAGTAGACGAGAATCAAGATGAATCCGTAGAAGATATTAAGATTGCAGATGAATTTGATCTGGAGTCTGAAGAGTCAGAAGCGGAATCGGACGAGGTTGTTGTCTCAATTGGTGAGGATGCGCCCCCCGCCGAAGAAGAAGTTCGTGCGCCTGAATGGGTGCGTGAGCTGCGTAAGACGAATAGGGAGAAAGAGCGTCGAATTCGTGAGTTAGAAGCCAAGCTATCGGCCACCACAACTGAGATCAAGCCAGTTGTGACGTTAGGACCGAAGCCCAAGCTCGATGCTTATGATTACGACACTGATTTATTTGAGCAAGCAATAGACCAATGGCATGAACGCAAGCGCGAGCATGATCGTGAGGCTGAACAAGCCCAGCAATCAGAGCAGCAACAGCAACAAGCCTGGCAAGCCAAGTTGAACGACTACGGGAAGGCGCGAGCTGAACTCAAAGTCCGTGATTATGAAGATGCTGAGGAAACCGTCCAGCAACTTTTAAATATCACACAGCAAGGTGTCTTATTGAATGGCTGCGATAATCCCGCACTCGTCGTGTATGCGTTAGGCAAGAATCCAAAGAAAACTGCGGAACTTGCAAAGTTATCTGATCCCGTAAAGTTTGCTTTTGCGGTTGCGAAACTGGAGAAGGAATTGAAAGTGACCAATCGTAGGGCAGCACCCGCACCGGAACGTGTCGTGTCAGGAACAGGACGATCATCAGGCGCGATAGACTCAACCTTAGAACGGCTGCGAGAAGAAGCGGCTCGAACTGGCAACATGACGAAAGTCATTCAGTACAGAGCGCAGAAACGGACAGCATCCAAATAATTTAAAAGGAATTTAAAATGAGTAACTCATTCTCGAAAGAAGAGCGTGTTGCATTTGAGGACATCCTCGAAGGCTTCAACGACGCTTTAGTTTTATCCCGCAACGTGTCTATCTACAACACAGATAGCTCGATGATGGAACGCACCAACAACGTTATTTACCGCCCCCAGCCTTACATCGCTCAATCGTATGATGGCATGGATCAGACAGGTAACTTTACAGCTTACACACAGCTCACAGTTCCAGCGACACTTGGCTTTCAAAAGTCTGTGCCTTTCATTCTGGACGCGCTCGAGCTGCGCGATGCGTTGCAAGAAAACCGTTTGGGTGATGCTGCAAAGCAAAAACTCGCATCAGACATCAACATCGCCATCATGAACGTGGCTGCTGCCCAAGGCTCGCTGGTTGTTACAACCAACACAGCCGCAGGGGATTACGATGACATCGCTTTGTGCGACAGCATCATGAACGAGCAGGGCGTGCAGGCGTTTGATCGCTATCTGGCATTGTCAAGCCGTGACTATAACGGTCTGGCAGGCAACATTGCTGGTGGTGCTGGTGGCGCATCTGTGTCGCGCAGTTTCTCTGGCAACAAGTCAAACAATGCGTTTGAGCGCAGTTTCGTTGGTATGGTCGCAGGCTTTGAGACCTACAAACTTGACTATGCAAATCGCTTGCTTGCTGCTGCTGGTGCAAACACCACGATGTCAACCTTGGTTGCTGCAAACAACTTCTACGTTCCACAGGCTACCCAGACCGCAGTAACTGGTGAGACCCAGAACGTTGATAACCGTTTCCAGACCATTACCGTGACAGCGAGCGCAGGCTTGTTGGTCGGTACACCGTTTGAGATCGCTGGCGTTGAGGCTGTTCATCACATCACCAAGCAGGGTACTGGCTTTGCCAAGACTTTCCGTGTTGTGCAAGTGGTCAATGCGACTTCTGTCGTTATCACACCACCGATCATCTCGGCTCAAGGTGGCACTGATGCAGAACTGCAATACCAGAACTGTATCGTTACTGCGAATGCTGCAGCCGGAATTACCCGTCTGAACCTCGACACAGCACCGATCAACTGCTTCTGGCAGAAAGATGCTCTTGAGATTCTGCCTGGTCGTTACGCTGTCCCATCTGATGCTGGTGTCGCAGTGATGCGTGCCTCGACAGATCAGGGCATCGAGTTGGTGATGCAGAAGCAATACGATGTGAACACAATGAAGACCAAGTATCGTCTCGATACCCTCTTTGGCGTGGTCAATAAGCAGCCAGAAATGTCTGGTATCTTGTTGTTTAATCAGACTCCTTAAAGGAAACAATCATGTCCTATAACATCGTTTTTGCACAAGGCACAGCAACTGTCGCAGTGCCAGCAGGCGAGAAAATCGCCGTTCAAGCCTACTCACCAGCGAGTGTGTTTCAAGAAGTCGGTTTCCCCAACTTTCCTGAAGCAAACGACCTGTTGACCGTGGTCGAGAACGCCACCTATGTCTCAGGCGCATTCACCAATGCCACCAACGTGATTATTCAGGCTGGTGCGTCTGGTGCGTATTACTCTGTGGGTGTTGCGCCTGACATCAACAACAATGGCAACTGGCAACCTCAAGGTGCGCCAGCTAACATTGCTGATGGCGCATCAATGATTGCCACAGCAGCGAACGTGCTGACTGGCATCATTACAGCAACACCAACCGCTGGCCGTGATGTTCAATTGCCAACAGGTGCAAACCTTGATCTGGCAACTGAGTGGGCGATTGGTGATTCGTTTGACTTCAGCCTGATCACTTTGGCTGCGTTTGCTTTGACCCTTACGGTCAACACAGGCGTGACTATCGTGGGTGCTGCTGCAACTGCTGGAACGGCTGGTGCATCTGCACGATTCCGTTGCCGCAAGACTGCTGCGGATACCTTTGTGGTTTATCGTTTGAGTTAATAAACCTGACAGGCCAGCAGAGATGTTGGCCTGTTTAACTTTCAGGAGAAGGCTATGATGGGTAAGAAAATGGGCGATATGATGTCCAAAACTATCAAGAAAGAAATGAAAGCTGGCAAGCCACAAAAGCAAGCCGTGGCTATGGCTTACAGCATGAACAAGCCTGCCAAGAAAGACGCAAAAAAGAAATGATTAAGTCTGCAGCAATTATTAAGAATGCACCTCTTTCAAAATTGCGAGAGGTGCGTCTTGCCAAGAAGAAAGCCAAGAAGCAGGCTCAGATTGAGCGCAAAGCTATTAAGGTTTATTTCCCATCGCCAATGAATGTGCGTGTGAGAGAGCCAGTTGAATCTGTTGAAGTCGTTGAGGTGTTTGAGATTGTCGAGGTGACAGATGTTACTGAACCGATCAATGAGTCTGCCCCGACACGCGAAGAAATGGCTATCAAAGCTCGAGAGCTTGGCATAAAATTCGATGGCAGAACGTCAGACAAGAAACTGAGTTTACTCATCGAAACAGCACTAGGAGGCTGACATGGGGTATAGCAAGCGGCAATTTATTTCAGCTGCGCTAGAAGAAATTGGTCTTGCATCCTATGTCTTTGACTTGCAGCCAGAGCAAATTGACACGGCCAGACGCAGACTCGATGCGATGATGGCTGATTGGAACGCTAAGGGCATTCGCTTGGGTTATCCTATTCCGTCAAGCCCACAAGATGGTGATCTGGACGAAGAGACCAACGTGCCTGACTCAGCGTATGAGGCGATTATCTGCTCTCTAGGCATCAGGCTTGCGCCAAGTTATGGCAAACAAGTGATGCCAGAGACCAAGGTTGTGGCCAAACAAGGCTACGACATTTTGCTACAGCGTGCGACATTCCCTCTGGAGCAGCAACTGCCTGGCACAATGCCATCTGGCGCAGGCAACAAGCCTTGGCGAGTTTACGACAACCCATTTGTACGACCACCCTATTTTCCTGTGGACGCTGGTCCAGATGGCCCAATCGAATACAACTAAGGATTAGCTATGCCAACCATCAATCAATTGCCCGTACTCAGCACGATTTCAAGCGGAGACCAGCTACCTGTCTACTCGCCAAACAATGGCGATGCTCGCAGAACGTCAATTGGCAGTTTGCTGACATTCTTTCAACAGAGCTTTGCATCTCCGACCCTTGCGGTAAACCTGTATGTGCCAGGCTCAGGATTTAACATTACTGTCCCGACACCAGTTAGCAACGATCAATGGATGCTTTTGCAGCCTGCTGGCACGTTGGCCACTGGCACGATTACGCTGCCATTGAATACTGGTGTGCCTGACGGCACATCAGTGCTGATTACATCGACGCAGGAAATCACTTCTTTGACGATTGCCTTGAATGGTGCATCAGCTATTTTTGGTTCGGTGACAACATTAGCAGCAGGGACAGCAACGCAGATTCGGTTTTATCAGCCAACAAACTCTTGGTATTTGGTTATTTCTAATGTTTTGTATGCGGTTGGTATGCAGAACTTCTTGGCAAATCCAACGAGCGCAAACCTACGCACGGCAATGACCGATGAGACAGGCACAGGGCTGTTGGTGTTTAACACAAGTCCAACCTTGGTCACGCCAGCGTTGGGTACACCGTCCGCACTTGTCGGCACAAACATCACTGGCACGGCTGCGGGTTTGACCGCAGGCAACGTGACCACAAACGCAAATCTGACTGGTGCTATTACTTCAGTTGGAAATGCTACATCTTTGGGTTCATTTACCTCTGCAAGTCTTTTGGCAGCATTGACCGATGAAACTGGCACAGGCGCAGCCGTATTTGGAACAAGTCCGACTTTAGCCACGCCTATTATTACAAACCCAACAGTCTCTACAGGTACGTTTACAAGCCCAACCCTAGTGACTCCAGCAATCGGCGTGGCCACAGGCACAAGTCTGACAGCGACAGGAACGCTTGCTTCATCTGGCACAGCTGGCGTAGGTTACTCAACGGGAGCTGGTGGAACGGTTATTCAAGCCACAAGCCGCACAACAGGAGTGACGTTAAATAAGACAACTGGCTCAATTACGCTATTTGGTGCGGCAGGCACAACAACTGCTGCTACTTTTACTGTGACTAACAGCACCGTAGCGGCAACCGATGTGATTATCTTGAATCAAAAGTCAGGGACAGACTTGTATGATTTGATGGTGACAGCGGTGGCAGCGGGAAGTTTTAATATTACATTCCGCACCACAGGCGGAACAGCCACAGAAACGCCAGTTTTTAACTTTGCGGTCATCAAGGGTGTCTCTGCATAATGGCCACCAAGCCCAAATCCTCTGTTAACGAAGCTGGCAACTATACGAAGCCAACGATGCGAAAAGCCTTATTTGAGAAAATCAAGGCGGGGACAAAGGGCGGCGATCCAAGTGAATGGTCAGCGAGGAAAGCCCAACTTTTGGCAAAGAAGTACAAAGAGAAGGGAGGCGGCTATAAATGAAAGCCCCTCAGAAAAGCCTCAAGGATTGGGGGCGGCAGGATTGGGGTACTAAGTCTGGCAAACCCTCATCTGAGACAGGTGAGCGTTATCTGCCCAAGGCTGCTATCGAGGCACTCTCACCCGCTGAGTATGCAGCGACCACCAAAGCCAAGCGAGAAGCCACAGCAAAGGGCAATCAGTTTGCCAAGCAGCCAAAGAAGGTAGCAGCAAAGACTAAGGCTTACAGATGAAAACACCAGCCTACGCTCGCAAGGAAGGACAAAACCCAAAGGGTGGGCTGAATGCCAAGGGTCGGGCAAGTGCGAAGGCCGAGGGCATGAATTTGAAAGCCCCAGTCAAGTCTGGTGACAATCCACGCCGAGCTAGTTTCTTGGCACGCATGGCAGGCAACGCAGGACCAGAGTATAAAGATGGCGAGCCAACGAGGTTGTTGTTGAGCCTAAAAGCATGGGGCGCAAACTCCAAAGATGATGCGAAGGCAAAAGCCAAATTAATCACTGCACGCAACAAAAAGAAGTGATAAATGCAAATCCCAATTCTTAGCGGCATATTTACTGACAACGGGCCAGACTTACGAACGTCTTACCCAGTCAATCTTGTGCCGACTCCAAAGCAAAGCGGTATCAGCAATGGATATTTGCGCCCAGCCGATGGGATTGTGGCCAACGGGACAGGACCAGGTGCTGATCGAGGCGGTATCAATTGGCAAGGCCAACTGTATCGTGTGATGGGGACTAAGCTAGTTGAGATTTCGAGTGCTGGTGTGGTGACAATTCTTGGCGATGTCGGTGGGCCAGTCAATGAACTAGTCACGTTTGATTACAGCTTTGATCTGTTAGCAATTGCCTCTGGTGGGCGGTTGTATTATTGGGACGGGTCAACACTCGCTCAAGTAACCGATCCTGATTTGGGTGTAGTTTTGGACGTGGTGTGGGTCGATGGTTACTTTATGACTACCGATGGCGAGTTCTTGGTGGTCACAGAACTCACAGACCCATTCCAAGTCAACCCTCTTAAATACGGCAGCTCTGAGGTCGATCCCGACCCTGTGGTGGCGTTATTAAAGCTAAGAAACGAAGTCTATGCGCTAAACAGAAACACCATTGAGGTGTTTGACAACGTGGGTGGTGATTTATTTCCATTTCAACGCATTGATGGCGCACAGGTGCAGAAAGGCGTGGTGGGTACGTTTGCCTGTTGCGTGTATGAAGAGACCATCGCGTTTTTAGGAAGTGGTCGCAATGAATCACCAGGCATTTACCTTGGTGCTAATGCAACAGCCAAGAAAATTAGCACTCAAGAAGTCGATGAGATTCTCTTGCAATTTACAGAAGAGCAACTGGCCACTGTAAAGCTAGAAGCACGGAATGACCGAGCGCATCAGCACCTTTATATCCATCTGCCAGACAGAACGCTTGTGTATGATTCGGCTGCATCGCAGGCTTTGCAAGACAATGTATGGTTTAACCTTGTATCTACCGTTGTAGGTTTCGCGGCTTACCGAGCTAGAAATCTGGTTTATGCCTACGACAAATGGTTGGTTGGAGATCCACAGTCGAGCAACATTGGCTATCTCGTGGACACAATCGGCTCGCACTGGGGCGAACAAGTGCGATGGGAGTTTGGCACGCTGATCGTCTACAACGAGGGCAAAGGGGCGATATTTTATGACATGGAGCTGGTGACCTTAACGGGTCGGGTGGCCTTGGGCATCAATCCGCAAATCAGCACCAGTTACTCGGTCGATGGGTTGTCGTTCAGCCAAGAGAAATTTATCAAGGTTGGCACAATAGGAAACACATCAAAACGTCTGGCATGGTTTCAGCAGGGACACATGAGGAACTTTAGAATCCAGAAGTTTCGTGGCGATAGCGACTCGCACATTTCTTTTGTGCGTCTGGAAGCCAAGATCGAAGGGTTGGCTTACTAATGGCCAAGATATTTAGACCGATTGGACTCACAAGAGACCAGCTCGCTCAATTTCTGTCTAATCCAGAACAGATTAAGCAATTTGAGAATCTGTTTGCTGTAGCTGAAATAGCTGTTGATGTTCCGGATAGCATCGTTGTAATTGACTTTGAGGCTGGGTTGGCGCAATCCGCAGCCAATGATGCTTTAGCAGAAATAGCGGCACAATCGCAGGAATCCGCTGTTAGTGCTGCGTCAGCAGAGAATAAAGCAAATCAAGCTCTTGAATTGATAAATAATCTAAAGAAGGCGGTCGAGGGTTTGCAGATAACCCCAACACTTGAGTCGATTGATAATTTAAAAAAAACGGTGGAAGGCTTGCAGATGACTCCACCACCCAGAGAGTTCAAGCGTGCAAGATATGGCTCGTTTTATGACACCACGACACAAGTAGCGACAGTTATCAACACAGCTACGGCCATCACTTTTAACACCACGGATTTAAGCCAGGGCGTGTTTATTGGTAGTCCAGCATCCAGAATAGTTGTGGATAGCGAGGGAGTCTATAATTTTGATGCATCGTTTCAGCTAGACAAAACTAGCGGTGGCACAGCGGTGTTTAACTTTTGGTTTCGATTAAATGGTGTGGACGTGGCAAATAGTGCCAGCAGGATTACGATTCAAGGCAACAACGCTGAAATTTTTTCGTCATTAAATTTCTTTTTTGATTTAAAAACCAACGACTATATTGAGATGATGTTCTCCGTGTCTGATTTGTCTGTTGAACTAAAATCTTTTGTTGCTGGCGCACCTGTTCCAAGCATTCCATCAATCATTCTTACCGTTAACAACAATATTGAAGGTGTCCAATGACCGTCATCGTGAAAGTTCTGATTCCAGCAAAGCAGGCTGAGAACGCTCAAACAACACAGTACACAGCGACCAACGTGCGTGCGATTATTGACAAGTTTACTGTCACTAACACCAGCGCAAACAATGTCACGTTTAGTTGTAATTTAGTCACAGTTGCTGGCGCGGCTGCCGCATCAAACCTAATTATTGACGCTAGAACCATCGCGCCTGATGAGACTTACACTTGCCCTGAACTAGTGGGTCAGGCGTTAGAATCTGGTGGATTTATCTCCACCCTTGCGGGAACAGCAGCGTCTTTGACCATTCGCGCATCAGGCCGAGAGATTACTTAGAGGAATGTAATGAAAAATTTTATGATTATCCCCAAGGGTTTCGCAGGGCTACCAATGGAAGAGGGGTTCTTGTCTCCATCTGAGAACAAGAAGAACTTTATTGTCGCAGTAGAAAACTGGTACTACGGGCCAGAAGAACCTAGCAACGATCCTAAAGCGAACCCTGAGTTTTACAAAGCCTTGGCTGATGCGATGCAATGCGATGAGAAAGACGCAAGACGCAAGCATTGCTCAAACTGTGAGTATTACGACAATAGCCTGATGGCACAGGTCAAAATCGAGCGCATTCCTATGGCTGGATACGATACGGGATATGGATTTCGTGGCCATTGCGAAAAACTTAATTTTATTTGCAACGACATGAGAGTGTGTCAGGCTTGGGAAGGCCGTGAAGATGAGATGGATTGATATGCCAAAATGTGGCAAAATACTCTCGCTGAGTCAATCGAGCCACCAGCAGCTTATCCGTTTGGGATTCGTATGACCGATTGGCTTAGAAAGAACCTAGAAAAGAGTCTTGCTTTGCCTGCTCCCGCAACGGACTGGTTAATGATGCTCTATGGAGCAATCCAAGTCTTTGATGACGTTGCCGACGGTGATATTGTTAATCGTCAGGACTTGAACGCCACCATCTGGAACACGTTGGTCGGCATGAATCGAAATATCTTTTGGTTAGAGAACGCTCAGACTCTCACGCCAGTAGTCGCGACTATGATTTTAAAGTGGCAAGCGTCCGATCAAGCTGAACGTGCGGGTCATGCTGATGCTCGCTCTTTTGTTTGGCGTGCGGGATTCTACGATGTGGTATTGATGACCGTGGCATTGTGTCATGGCTCAAATCATGCGACCGAGGTGGCCAGTGATGTCATGGCGATCTATGGCGAAAAATTAGAAGATTACTTGATGGAGTTCAATCATGCCTGATCCAGTCACAGGACTAGTCGTTGGTGGGTCAACACTGATCAGCGGTGCTATTCAAAGCAATGCTGCGGGTAAAGCATCGAAAGCTCAGCAACAGTCAGCTGAATTAGGTATTGAGGAACAACGCCGACAGTTTGACGCATTGCAAAAAATCCTCAGCCCTTATGTTGCGGCAGGCACTACAGCAATCGGTGGTTTTCAACCTTTTATACAAGCGGGTACTGAAGGGTTAAGTAGATTAAATCCTTTTCTCGACGCTGGGACTCAAGCGTTAGGTCAATTGCAGCCTTTTATCCAAGCTGGGACTCAAGCTCTAGGCGGTTTGCAGGAGTTTGGTGGGGCTGGAAGTCGTGCAATCGGTGGTCTAGAGGGTTATGGTGCGGCGGGGAGTCGTGCGGTAGGCGGCTTAGACCCTTATGCTGCAGCTGGCGCACCAGCTCTCGCGCAACAGCAGGCGTTGCTTGGTTTGCGTGGCCCACAGGCGCAGCAAGCGTCAATTTCAGCTATTGAGCAAAGCCCAGCCTTTCAAGCTCAAGTGCGCCAAGGTGAAGAGGCGATTCTTCAAGCCTCGTCAGCGACTGGTGGCTTGCGTGGTGGCAATGTTCAAGCAGCTCTTGCACAGTTTCGCCCCCAGATGCTGCAGCGAGAAATCGACTTGCAATATGGTCGGCTAGGTGGAATGACATCATTGGGTCAAGGAACGACCCAAAACTTAGCACAACTTGGATTAACGTCAACCCAAAACTTAGCTGGTTTGGGACAATCGTCATACCAAAACCTTGCAAACATGGGGCTGACTACAGCGCAAAACTTAGCACAGATGGGTTTCACTGGATCGCAAAACTTAGCAAACATAGGGCAAGCCGCAACCCAGAACTTAGCACAACTCGGACAATCCTCAGCAGCAGGAACAGGATCAGCAGGACTACAAACTGGCGCCAGAATTGCTAGCTTGCAAGGTGACATTGGTTCAGCCCAAGCGGGTGCGAATTTGGCTCAAGGTCAAGCGTTGGCAAATGTGTTTAATCTTCCATCCCAGTTCCTTGGAATGCAGTATGGGGCGCAAGGTCGAGCCAATAACGTAAAGCCAGGCCTTGGTGGTTTATTCGGTTAAGGAAACAATCATGGTGCAACCAGCAAATTACGCGATAAATGTCCAAAGTCCACTTCAAGCGTTTGGACAAGCGGCACAGTTTGGCGCAGGATTGGCCGAGATGGATGCCCGTCGGCAAGCACAGCAGCAAGAGGCTATTCGCCAGCAGGGTTTAAATCAAGAATTTCAGAGAGTTAGTGCAATTCAGAATCCACAAGCCAAGGACTTTATGGCCTTGAGTTTACTGCTGCCTCCAGCGCAAATGGAGAGCGTGCGTAAAACTTACGATATGGGTTCGCAAGAGCAAAAAGATAATCAACTGTTGTTTTCAGGCAAGGTTTTGTCGGCTTTTACAACAGGGAACAATCAAATCGGTGTTGATTTGTTAGAAAGCCGAGCAATTGCTGAGGAGAATTCAGGCAGAAAAGAGCAAGCCCAAGCGTTTCGCTCTTATGCAGATTTGGCAAAAATTAACCCAGGCGCAGCCAAAACAACGATTGGTATGTTGTTGGCCACTTTGCCAGGCGGTGATAAGGTAATCGAGGCCACCACTAAAGCGCAGCTTGCACCATTACAGGTTGCTGAACTCCAAGCCAAAGCTGCAGATAGACTAGCTGGTGGACAGCCAAAGGCAGGATACACCTTACTTACACCAGCTGAAAACATCGAGTTGGGTTTGCCAGAGAATATTCGTTTTCAAAAGAGTCCAGACGGACAAATCACAGAATTAAAAATCTCTGCTGCACCGAAAGAAAATTACCGTGTACTTACTTCAGAGGAAAACGTTAAGCTCGGATTGCCTGCTAATGTGAAATTTCAGCAAGGACCGGATCAAAAAATCTCACCAGTGAGTACAGGCCCGTTAGTTCAAATTGATTCTGGAGAAAAAAGAGAGGTTCTTGCATTAAAGGAATTGGATATTCCTCGTGCTAAAGAATTTAGTGCATCAGCCGCATCTGCACGAGCAGTGGCGAAAGACACTCGTGTGATTGCTGATTTGTTGAGAGGGAAATCAGGTGGTGCTGTCATTAAACTTACAACTGAAGTTGCAAAAAACCTCGGATTTTCTACCGAAACGGTTACAGCAAACGACTTGGCAAATGCTCTCGCAACAAAAGCCGCTGTGCAGATTCGTCCAGCAGGCTCTGGTTCAACCTCTGACATTGAATTCAAATCTTTTGTAGCGTCGATCCCATCATTGTCGAATTCAGAAGGTGGACGTGAGTTAATGGCCAAGTACGCAGAAGCCTTTGCAAAGCGTTCTGCCAGACTTGCTGACCATGCTAGAAAGCTCATTCGTGACGATAAATATTCAGACGAAGAGGTTGCTCGTTTTGACGAAAGCCTTGGCCCAATGCTTGATAAAGATTTCTATGAATTTGCAAGAGGCAAACGACCAGGCGTGCAGCCATATAAACCTCCTGCAATTACACCCAAGACTTCACCATCGCCTGCAGCACCTCCAGCAGCAGCTCGTCCCGCAGGCGGTGTTAAATTTTTAGGATTTGAATAATGGCCACCGCTAGGTTTCAATTCCCTGATGGGCGCATTGGTCGCTTTGAAGTACCAGATGGTACGTCACCAGAGCAGGCACAAATACTAATTGAGCAAGCAGTTAGCGCAATGGGTGTGCAGTCACCAACTCCTGCCGCGACTGACCAATCCACTGTCGCTGCTCCGGCAGAAGGTGTTGCTCAGACACAACAGCCTGCGGCTGCGCCAGTTGCTGCAGAAGCACCCGTTGCCGCACCAGTTGCCGCTGTTGCACCGGAAGCGGCTGTTGCACCGGAATCTACTGCCGCAGCACCTCAAGAGGGTCGTGGTGTCTTAGGCATGGTTGGTGATGTCGGTCGCGGGATAGTCGAGGCTGTAACAGGCAGTGGGCGTGAAACTGAAACGATCAAAGCATTGCCGGAATGGACGAGTATGCCAGAGCTTAACTCTGCGTCATTCCGATCCGCACTGACTGGACTTGGTACTTTGCTTGCAAACCCTGATGAAATTTCACAGGTCGTGCAGGCTAACTTTCCAGATACGCAAGTATTCCAAGACGAGAAGGGCAATTACATCTTCAGGTCATCGCTCGATGGTCGGGATTACGCAATTAAGCCTGGTATGAGAGTGAGTGACATTCCTCGCGTTATTGGAGGAATTGCGGCGTTTACTCCGGCGGGTCGTGCGACAACTATATCAGGCGCGGGTCTTAAATCTGGATTAACGCAAACAGGCATTGAAGCCTCTCAAATGGCCGCTGGAGGCGAGTTCAGTCCGACTGAGGTTGGGCTAGCAAGTGCAGGCGGCGCAGCCGTTCCAGCGATTGTAAAGACCGCCCAAGCGGGTCGTGCTGCTTTAAAAGGGCAACCACCCGCTGCTCCTCCTGCCGCTGGTGGTCTTGCTCCTGAAGGTAGTGCGCTTAATCCTGCTGCAGCGGCTGATACTGCCGCTGGTGCTGCCCCTGCTACTCCTGCTTCAACTGCAGGGCAAATGACCACAGAGGAACTGATTGATACAGCAATGCAAGCTGGTCAAAAGTCGATTGTGCCTGGTCGGCAGTCAAGAGCCGTTGAGGTTCTCGCTGGTGAGACTGCGCCCGACCCGAAAGTTCTTGCAGCAGCCAAGCGGCTAGGTATTGACGAGTTCTTGCAGCCAGACCATGTGACCACAAATCAGGTTTATCGTGAACTGGCGCAAGCGGTCAAATCCATACCAGGCTCAGAGGCTCGTCAAGCAGAGATGAAGGGTCTTGAGCAAGTGGGTAAGCGTGCAAGCGATTTGATTGATGAGATCGGTGGCACTAAAGACTTTTCGACTTTAAACACAAAACTTCAGGTGGCCTTGCAGCAGCAAGTTGATGACCTAGCAGCAAAATCAAACAAAATTTATGATGATGTTCTAAACAAAACGATCCCAAAGCGGGTCGAGGTTAATGCCGAAAATATCCTAAATTTCATCCGCACAAGGGCTGAAGATTTAGGTGGCTTTCAAAATCTTTCCCCAATGGAAAAGGAAATATTTGGAAAGTTAGCCCCTCGCAAGGTCAAAGTTGATGGCGTGGAGGTTGAGAAACTGCCCACTTATACTCTACTCGATGACGTTCGCAAGGATATTGGCTCAGCATATAAAGGAACAGGACCGTTCAAAGACGCAGACCGAGGGCAACTCGATCAGCTCTATGGTCGATTATCACAAGACCAATTAAGCGTTGCCGCAAAGTTTGGAGTCGATGATGCTTTAAAAGAAGCCAACTCTTTAGTAAAAATTCGTAAGGGTGTCGAGCAAGACATGGCTTCCTTGTTTGGCAAGCAATTGCATCAAAGCATGGTGTCGAAGCTCGACAAGTCATTTAAAGCATTGACTAAGGGCGATGAGAAGCAATTGATTGCTTTACTTAAAAGCGTGCCAGAGGATATGCGTTCAGAGGTCGTGGCATCAGGCATGAAAACTGCCTTTGGTCGTGCCAGTATGGACAGACCGATTAGCTTTAATGACTATTCAACCTTTTACCAAGGGTTATTGCAGAACAAACAGGCTTATGCGGCGATTATGAGCAATTTGCCACAAGAGTCACGCAAGCAGCTCTCCGACTTGTATCGTGTGTCTAATTCCATTGCAAAGGCATCCCGCGAACGAATCCAGACGGGTCGGCTGACCGCTGTGACAG